GACGGGGCGGACATGAGTAATACCGTAGCTCTGTTCAACCACAACATTGACCAGCCACTCGCTCGCGTGGGTCGCGGCTTGTTGCTTGAGGTTGATGAACGAGGACTCAAGTATCGCTTCGAGCTTGGCAACCAGAGTTACGCGCAGGATCTGGCGGAGAATATCCGCATGGGAAATGTGTCGACTAGCAGCTTCGGCTTTACGGTGCGTGGGGACGAGTGGGAACGTCGTGACGACGGTCTCAACTTGCGAACCATCACCGAGGTAGGATTGCTTTTCGACGTCAGCCCGACAACGCAAGGTGCGTACCCTACAACAGAGGTCGGACTCCGTTCTATGGAGCTGGCTCTCGCAAACGAAGAAGTAATGTCTATCGAACAAGAAGAAGTTCGCGAAGAGGAGCAGGCCTTGGAGGAAGCTTCTGCAGAATCACAAGAAGACTGCGGATGCAAGGACAAGGTAATCCCCGCTGTTCAGCGTTCCGAAGAAGAGGAGGAAGAAAAAGACGACCGTGCGTATATGGACGGTAGTGAAGAAGAGGAGGAAGAGGAAGAAGAGGATCGCATGGAAGAGGATGGTGAGGAAGAGGAAGAAGAGGAAGAAGAGCGCACAGTAGAAACAGTAGTAGATGAGGTCGTTTTGCATGACCCCGATCTCATCCCCAACGCTTATGGTCTGCGTCCACAAACAGTAGAGCCGGAGGCTCGTTCTCAAAAATCAAAATCTGAAGATATGTCAGAAAAGGCAAAATCAGCCCCGGCCTACGTACAGGGTTTGGGCGACACTGAAATGCACGTGTCTAAGCGTTACAGCTTTGGCAAGGCAGTAAAAGAAGCGGCACAAGGTCGCTTGACCGGCCTTGAGGCCGAAATGAACCAGGAAGCCCGCAAGGAATTTACCGACTCCAAAGTCAACGTGAGCGGTGGTTTCTCTGTGCCTTCTATGGTTTTGCGTCGTGAGCATCGCGACAACCCACTCGGTGTTACTACCGCATCCCCACAGGGAGGTCAGGCCATCACTGGCTTTGGTGGTACTATCGGCATCCAGGATGCTGGATTGGTGGAAGCTTTTGCTCCCTCCGATATCGGTACTCAGCTCGGTGCTCGCGCCCTCAACAACTTGACTGGTGACGTCGTGTTCCAGGTGCAGGGCAACAAGGTTGCTGCGGAAAAGCCCGGTGAGGGTCAGGCCGCCACTGTGGAGATTCCAGACTTCTCTCCTGTGAAGCTCACTCCCACTCGCTACAGCGCATACACCAAGGTGACGGAGCAGATGCTCGCTCAGTCTGCTGACGACATGGGAGCTTTCATCGCTATGGATATCCGTCGCGCAGTGGAGGCTAAGTTCAACGAAGACATCGTGACTGCCATCAATACGGCTGCGGATGCTGCGGCTGGTGGTACCATGCCTGCTTTTGGCACTACCTCTTTCTTGGGTATGGAGGAGTTGCTCTTGGGTGACGACGTGGATCTCGCCAACGTGCGCGGATTGTTCTCAGCTCAAGCTTACCGTGAAGGTCGCGAGACCAGCATGGACGCTGGTTCTGGGTTGCTCGTCTCTACGAGCCCCGCTCAGCGCACTCAGGTGTTGGGCTACCCCTGCGTGGTGAGCTCAAGCGTGTCTACTGCCGGTGACGGTTACTTCGTTGACGCCACTCAGATGGTGATGGGTAACTGGGGTGGTGTGAACATCCTTGTTGATCCTTACACAGACGCCAACAGCGGCATTGTCCGGATTATTGCCAACGTCTACAAGGACTTCAAGACCTTGCAGAACAAGGGCTTCCGTGGCGCCTCTGCTATCGGAGCGTAATAGCTAACTAAAATAACTGGGGGCTAGGAAATGGCCTGGCCCCCTTTTATCTACTCGCATGAACATCAAAGTAACACGTACCGACTCCAACGCTTCGACGACGCTCTTTGCCGCCGCTGAAGCTGATGCGCTCACATTGCTGCGCGATCACGTACGTGCTATTGATGACAGCGAGGACGATCTCATCAAGCTGTATCTCGATGCGGCTATTGATTATATGCAGGAGCTCAGTGACCGGCTCCTGGGTGCTCACGACGTTGTGGTGACGCTTGACTTGGCCGAGGTGAATGATTACCACGGCATTGTTATCCCCAAGTGCCAAGCTATCAACGACGACTTGCAGATCTCATACCGCAAGAAGGACAACACGTTTAGCAACGACGTGCTGTCTGATCAAATCAACTCAGAAGACAACGAAGACTATCTCGCTGACTTCGAGTACATCTGGAATCGCGACCGTTACCCTGCCCTCATCAACCTTCGCAACCTTAGCGGAGAGATTAAGGAGAGCAGCAAGTTTAACGAAGATTTCGTCAAGCTCACTTTTACGGCAGGGACAGCTCTCAGCGCCTTGCCTCGTCAATATAAGCAAGCGGCCCTCCTGCTTGTGGGTCACTACTACAACATGCGTGAAGCCGAGAACATCGGAGGTATCACGACAGAGTTGAAGGAGGGTGTCCGTCGTCTCATCCAAAGTGTACGTCAGTTCTAATGAAGGCAGGTCGTCTACACGAGAAGATTGATATCAAGCGCCCCACCAGAACGGTCAATTCTTTTGGTGACGTCATCGACACGCTCTCTATGTGGAAGGAGGGCGTTCGGTGTAAGATTACGAACATTGGCACACCGTCCGCCGGTGCCAGTGAATACATCCAAAACGCACAGCGCGTGGGTGAGATGAAGGCGGAGTTTGAGTGCCGCTGGATCAGCGGTGTTCAGTTCGACGATGTGGTCTTCTGGAATGGCGGCCGCTTCGATATCTACAGTATTCTCCCCATCGGTCGTCGTGAGGGCATGCGCATCCGTGCTCGTCGTCGTGACAACACTGGGGATTCAAACCCCAATAGCTAATGGCTAGTTCCGGCGCATTTAGGGCGAATGTATTCACCAAGGGATTCAAGAAGAATGACCCCTTGGCTGTTCGCCTGCGTCGTGGCCGCGACATGGTCCGTGCAGAGCGCTTCTTGCTCCGGGCTATGAAGATTGCTGCCGAGCCTATGCGTAAGGAGATGGGGGACAGGGCTCCTGTCGACACCGGCCTGCTCTCTCAGTCGTACCGCACCAGGCGTCTACAGAAGACCCCTAAGAATGTTCTTGGCATTCGCGTGGGTGCTGTCAGCGGCGAGTCTGTGGTAGGCGCTGATGAGTTCTCAAAGATTACGGGTGTATTGTTTGGCCAGCAGTACACTCTCGCTGGATGGCGTGACCACTGGGCTGAACTTGGTACAGTCAATCACGCACCTCAGCCACACGTAGGCCCCGCAATCAAAAACAACCTTTCTCGTTACAGGAAGGAGCTGGGCGTGCAACTAGCCCTATTGTTAAAGAAAACTTACATCTAATGGCACTACTAAACGCAAATAATTTAGGGGTGTATATCCAAACGGGCAATTTGCAGACAACGCCTTACCTGGTTGGAAAAAGCGCCTCAGATGACGATGACGTTGCTAACGCCGCTCAAGCTCTCGCTGACGAGGGTGGTAACGCGGCGTCAACGACTTACAAGGGATTCTTGGTTCATAATGACAACCGCATCCTTCATGAACAAGCCACTGGCGCGAGCGGTCTCACTGGCTTGACTGCTGGTTTGCCCGCGTTCGTTTCGGTCACAACCAGTGCAGGACCTACTGTCACCGTTGCGAGCGGCGCCTCGCTCGTTAACGACCTTGACTTGGCCGCAGCAGCTACCAGCTGTACTCTGGAGACTTCTCTCGCCATCGACGAGACGGTAGCCAAGGGCGGTGAGCTCTGTCAGGCAGAGACATACACGACTCCTGGAACTGTTTCCTGGAGCATCACTACCGACGGCCTGATCGAAACTTCGGCGTCTGGCGCAAAAGCCAACGCCTATGAGATCATGCGCATTGCTCAGAAGCAGGAGTACATCGTTGTTCGCTTCGCACTCGACGTGAACTCAAAAGATTCTTCGTCCGCGAACTCTCAACAGAAGAACGCCAGCTATATTGGACAGGGTTTGATCGAAAGCTTCAACATCTCTGGTGGCTTTGACGAGTTCACCACCTACTCAGTTTCTATCCGTGGCTACGGCAAGCTCTACAAATACTTCAACGAATAAGATATGGCACTAATCAACGCAAACTCACTGGGGCTGTATATGTTCGGCTCCGTGACACAAACAACCCCCATCGGCGTAGAGGAGGATGCTGCTCAGGCTACCGCAGAGACTAACGCTGAAGCTAACTTTGACGACGGGGACTACGTTCTTCTGGCTAACGGTACTACGTACCAGCTCCACGAGAAGTCCAACAAGCCTTGCATCGGTAAGATCGGCACGGGTGCTAATAGCGGTTCTTGGATTGACGCTACTGGCGACCTCAAGCTCTTGGGCTCTGCTACGAGCACTGCTATCGAGTACAATAACAGTATCGACGAAGTCGTTGCTAAGAGCTCCCTCTGTGGCTCAGAGACCTTTACGATTGGCACCTCTTCCAGCTGGAGCTTTTCAGCCGACGGGTTGATCAATCCAGACTTGGAGCACGAGGTGGGTCGCGAATCCAACTACGCCAACTACGAAGCGATTAAGCTTACCGACTTGGCTCTTGAGGGTTGCTACGTGATCTGTCGCTTCGTCACAGACGTAGACTCTAAGGATGGTACACTTACAAATGACTCTACCATCAACCTGATTGGCCAGGGTATCATCGAAAGCGCAAGCGTTTCCGGCGGCTTTGACGAGTTCGCCACATATTCCGTTACCGTACGTGGATACGGCAAATTGTACAGCTACAAAAACTCATAACAATGGCAGTAATCAATGCTAACTGCGTCGGTATCTACTACTATGATGGCGCATCAACAACTAAGCTCACAGTAAACTCTTCTGACGGAGCCCCCACTGGCACCGACACCTCGAATACTGAGATCTACGTCGACGACAATGGCACGTACTACGGTACGGGCACTATCAACGCCGGCAGTATCACCGAGGTCACTTTCACTTTGGCTGGCGCGGCTACCTCTAGCTCTATTGAGCTGAGCAACACCAATGAGCCTGTGTGTCGCGATGGCGCTGGAGGTACCGTTGAAGACGGGGACCAATCGTGGTCTCTCTCTGCAGAAGGTCTTATCCAGGACACCTCCGATAGCGCGGTGGACCTCATGGACATCGCTCGCGAAAACCACTACGTTGTGGTCAAGTGGGCTGTGGATAAGGATGGCGTTAATACTGAGTATATCTCTCAGGGTCGTATCGACTCTATCACCCTTAGCGGTGGTGTCGATGAGATCGCAACATACTCAGCAACAGTATCCGGTACTGACGATATCTGGAAGTACCAGGCATAATAATCAACGGGCGGCGGCACGGGGTCGTCGCCCTTTTTACTCTTAATCAACCACAATGAATAATTCACTTCGAGGTGAGTTCACCTTTAATGTCGGGAAGAAAAAGTACAACGCTGTTCTGACTCTCAACGCTTTGCGTCTGATGTGTCAGAAGTTCAAGATGCCTCTTGAAAAGTTGGACAAGTGGATGGCGGAGGACCCTTTGACGGCGGTTCCCGCTTTTTGCTACTATGGAGTTAAGAACGCTGCGCTCCGCAAAGGTAAGTCCAGCGACCTCCCTGACTTTGATGTGTGGTGCGCTCAGTGCCTCGATGATCAGGACACGGTAGAGTCAATGATGGCTGCCGTTTCTGACGCCCTTGGCGGCGAGGAGCAAGCTCCGGCCTCGGGAAACTAAAGAGCTCGTCAGAGAGCGAACAGCCGAATACCTGGCAGAACATGTACCAATCTGCCCTGGGGCTGGGACTGTCCCCCGATCAGTTCTGGGACATGACTCTGGCAGAGTTTAGCTGGTACAGGGAGGGATTTATATGGCGACAGGCGCGAGTGTGGGACCACACAGCATCTTTGATGGCGCTTCAAGCCAATATCAATTCGGGTAAGGGAAAGACCTACAGTCCTAGCGACTTCCACCCGATTGATGGTGTGAAAAAGGGTGTCCAAAGCAAGGAAGAAGCTTTGGCGCTCATGAAACAAATGAGCAAGTTCTAATGGCAACAATCTTTAGCACAAGCCGGCTCGCGGCACTTTTGACACTCGATGTCAGCCGCTTCGTATCGGGAACAAAGCTCGCGGAGAGCGCACTGTTTCAGTTCGGTAACACTCTGCAGTCTTTCGGTCGTAACCTTATCAGGGGGCCGCTTGTTGCTTTAGGTTTCCTGTCTGCCCAGGCCATTTCTACGGCAGCGGAATTTGATGAACTTACCGCCCAGCTCAGGGCCGTATCTGGGGGTGGAGGTATTCAGAAGCTCACTGAAAACGCTCGCCTTCTCGGTAGAACGACCAAGTTCACCGCCACGGAGATCCAGAACCTTCAGGTAGAGTTGGCCAAGCTTGGCTTTGGTACGGACTCTATCATTGGCACCGTAAAGAACGCTGCGGATATCACGCAGGTCTTTGGCGGAGATCTGGTAAAGACGGGTAATACCATAGCGGAGGTCACGCGACAGTTCAGTCGTGAAAACCTCAGCGCCACCCGCGTCGCCGACGTCATGGCCGTCGCCTTCAGCAAGACGGCTCTCAATACTGAGAACTTCGCTCAGGCGATGAAGAACGTTGGTTCTATCTCCAACGTCACAAACAACGACTTTGTTGATACCGTAACCCTCTTGGGTCTTTTGGCCAACGCTGGTCAGAAGAGCGGTATTGCCGGTACTCGACTCAAGGGTGTACTCATCCGCTTGAGCAAGGAGCTCGGCGTCACAGGTAAGGAGATTGACTTCTTGCTTAACGGTCAGCTCACATTTAACGAGCTCATTGAGTTCTTTAGAAACCGAGCAGGTGTCGCTGCCGCCGTCATTGGCGAGATGGGTGACGAGTTCGGGGTGCTGCGCCGTCAGCTCGATGATAGCAACAGCGCTGCAGATGCTTTCGCAAGTACGGTAGAGGGCCGGCTGTTCTTTAACGTCGACCGTCTCAAGGCGGCAACGGAAGACTTGGCCATTACCTTTGGCACAAGCTTCTCACCTATCATTGCGCGTCTGGCAATCGTCCTGGAGAAAGCGGCTGACAGCTTCGCCAAGGTCGACCCCAATGTCGTCAGGTTCGGCGCGAACCTTGCCATCATCGGCACGCTCATCCCAGCCATCACTTTCGTCTTTGGTGGGCTCTTCAAGGCTATTGCTGCACTTAGCCTGGTTACGGGGCAGGTGGCGTTGGCATTCGGTCTTCTGGCATTTACGTTGGCTCGGGGCTTCGTCAATTACGTATCTACAACGGGTGCTCTGAAGGG